AAATCGTCTATTTCCCACAAATACAATAAATTTGATTGATTTATACATGAATTAAAACTTTTATTTTTTATCAATATTTTTTTAAATCCACCAACTGTATTTATTTGTATAATACTCATTGATAATGATATTGTAATTATGATATTATAATTAAATTATTTTTAAATATTAATTTATTGTAAAATATTTATGATCAACTCGATCTGATATATAACAATTAAATATATCATTTTGTAAAATATCTATAGGTAATGAGTTTACAGATTTATTTGTTATATCTATGTATAATTGAAAGCTATTATCTGTACCATCATATATATAATTACCATCTGTATCTTTAATCATATTTAATAATAAATCTATTAATTTATTGTGTAATATTTTATCATTAATACAATCATCTGGTATTTCATTTAATTCATCCAATACGGTTGTAGATAACCTGCATAAATCAAAATTATAATTTGGGTTAAAATTATCAGTTGAATAATCATATTGTGTATCTGCTTCACCATGTTTTGAAAAAGAATCATTTAAATATAATCTACCTTTAAATGTAAAAATACATCTACCAAAATCTATAATTTTAAATATATATCCATTGGTTGGAATTTTATAATGTTTGTCCTTTAGTTTATAATATAAAAATTCTTCAGATGTTTTTACATACATTATATTATTTATATGTAAATCATTGTGTATAAATTTAAATTGTTCTTGTAAATAACAAAGAGCAAATGATATTTGAAATAAACAACTTACAATTATATTTGCATCATATGTTTCTTGTGTTAATAAATCTTCTAATGTTCCGTCTAATTTTTCTAAAAATAAATTCATAACTGGTATATTTTTAAATTCAATTATATAATCATCTTCAGAGTCAGATTCCGATTCTGAATCCGATTCTACCATATTTTCTGAATCTTTATCCGATTCTTCAGAATCTTTATCTAAATCAGAATCTTTATCTAAATCAGAATCTTTATCTAAATCAGAATCTTTATCTAAATCAGAATCTAATTCCATATTTTCTAATTTGTCTAAACTATTTGTGTAAACATTTATATCAAATATTTTTTTTAATCCTTTTTCAAATTGTTCATAAGATTCAAAATCTTGAATATCTTCAGTTACATCCACTTTATGATTTGATATCCCACTTACACATCCATAGTATTTTGAAAAAGTAGGCAATATATTTTTATCATTTAAAGTTCCAACAATAAAACTAAAAAAACAATCAATATAACAACAATTATCAATTTTATTTATTTTATCATAAGTATTATAATTATAATTTGATGGTAATAAATTATTTCTTGGATTCAACAAATTATAATGGTTTAATATAATATGATTTATATCTAGTATAGATATTTGTTTTACAAATATATTTTTTTTTAAATCTTTTTTTTCAATTGTATCATATATATTACAATCAATGCAACAATTTGAATTATAATCATCTTGATCAGTTTTTTTAAATATTTCATTTAAAATATATCTTCTTTTTAAATCTAAAGATTTATGTGAATTTTCTGTATTATGAACATTAAAAAACAATGAAAATACAGGATAATAAAATTGACAATTTTTAAGTTTTAATACTTCTTCACAATTAGTAAATAATTTTTTATATTTTTTATACCAATTATAATATTGAATATACATTATTTAATATTAAAAATACTTAAATATATAATATTAAACATAATTTTTATGTTAATAATGTATATAATTAATATATATATATATAAAGATGACAGAAATTAGTTTAAAAAAATTTGATATAAAAGATATAAAACATGATAAAGTAGTTGTATTAATTGGTAAAAGAGATACTGGAAAATCATATTTAGTTAAAGATTTATTGTTTAATCATAATAATATACCCGTTGGTCAAGTTATATCTGGAACAGAAGCGGCAAATCAGTTTTATGGATCAATTGTTCCAAAAATATTTATACATGGAGAATACAAAGCTGAAATTATATCAAACATGTTAAAAAGGCAAAAAATGGCTATTGAAAAATTAAAAACAAACGATAATGTCGACCCTAGAGCATTTTTAATATTAGATGATTGTTTATATGATAATACTTGGATTAAAAATCCTGATGTAAGAAGTTTATTTATGAATGGTCGTCATTACAAAATATTATTTATATTAACAATGCAATATGCATTAGGTATTCCTCCAAATTTAAGAACAAATATTGATTATGTTTTTATACTTAGAGAAAATTATGTTTCAAATAGAAAAAGGTTATATGAACATTATGCAGGTATGTTTCCAACATTTGAAATGTTTTGTCAAGTCATGGATCAGTGTACAGAAAATTATGAATGTTTGGTTATTAATAATAATGCTAAAAGTAATAAATTAGTTGATCAGGTTTTTTGGTATAAAGCAGATCCACATCCAGATTTTAAAATTGGAGCTCCGCAATTTTGGAAATATTCACAAGAAAATTACACTGAAAGTGATCAAAATAATCCGGATGAGTATAGAAAAAAAAATAGGGAAAAATTTAATGTAATTAAACATTAATTTTTAGTTTATTTTTTAATAATAAATAATATATTATATATATATATATAATAAATGGGTGGAGGATTACTTGATTTAGCCGCATATGGGGCACAAGATGTTTATTTAACCGGAAATCCACAAATAACTTTTTTTAAAACAGTTTATCGAAGACACACAAATTTCTCTATGGAAAGCGTAAAACAAACATGGGTTGGAAATCCGAATGCTGATAGAGCTGAATGTACATTAAGTAGAACTGGAGATTTAGTTTCAGGTATTCACTTTGAAGTTAAATTTACTAATAACATAACTATTTTAAATTACATTAAAGACGTTTCAGTTGAAATTGGTGGACAATTAATTGATCGTCAAACGGGACAATTTATGGAATCTTATGCAAAATTAACAAATAAAAGACCACCAAATAGTATATTTTCAAGAACAACATTATTAGATAGGCAAAGTAGCAACAGCGATAATCTATTTAACTCGGGTATGACGTATTTTATTCCTTTAATGTTTTGGTTTTGTAGACATTCTGGATCTGCATTACCATTAGTTGCATTACAATATCACGATATTAAAATAATATTAAATACTGGTTCAGATTCACAGAATACAGATAAAAATGATATTTATGTTGATTACATATATTTGGATACAGATGAAAGAAGAAGATTTGCTGAAAAAAGTCATGAATATTTAATTGAACAAGTTCAATACAAACAATTTTCAACAAAGAAAACAACCAGATTTGATATTGGATTTTTAAATCATCCAGTTAAAGAATTAATATGGGTTGTTGATAATGATATATATGGTAATTTTGAATACATTAGTGAAACGGGAAGTCCACCCACATGGCGTCCCAGCGCTGATACTTGGAAAATTGCTTTAAATGGTAATGATAGAATAAGTGAAAGAAATCCCGGTTATTTTTGTAGAAAACAAATAACTGATCATCATAGTGGTTCATTTATAGTATCAAACAAACTTGATGATGATGCAGAAATAATAACAAGTGGTCCAGGATTGTATAATGGTCCAGGATTGTATAATATAGCTGTATATAGTTTTGCACTACGACCAGAAGAATTGCAGCCATCTGGAACATGTAATTTTTCTAGAATTGATAATGCAGAATTAATAACAAGTGGTCCAATTGATGGATATGTCGGCAATTCTTTTACTGTTTATGCGATTAATTACAACATATTGCGTGTAATGAGTGGTATGGGTGGTTTAGCTTATGCAAATTAACAGTTGTGAAAAGGTTTAAATACAAAACAAAAAATTAAACCAATAAATATACCAGTAAAAAATATATTTTTTCTTTTATTTGAAGATTTTTTTTTTATTTCAATTTGTTTAAAATTCAAGCTGTCTTTGAAAGGAGTTCCAATATTATTTGTTACAATTAAATAATATATGGATGATATTGTATAAATTAACATTAAATAAGATAAAATCAAAGAAAATTTACAATTAATCATATATATATATATAGTAATATATTATATATATTTTTTTATTTCAGATTCTAATGTATCTGTGCCTGCATTAAAACTTGTTGGTTTTTCTTGAACACCATCATGTACTTTTGTAACAAAAAATGTAGGATATCCATCAACAGAAAATTCTTTTACTTTTTCACTGTCTTTAGATTCTTCATAATCTTCAAACTTAACAACCGTTCCATCTGAAGCAGTTGTTCCATGATATTTATTTTTTAATTCATCAAAAACTGGTTTAGTTTTTTGACAAAATCCACACCAATCCGCATGAATCATTGTTACAAGTGTTGCGTTTTTATCTTGTCCCACATATTTTTGTTGTTTTTTATAACTAAATTTATATAAAACAAAAATCAAAACAATCAAAACAACAATTAAACCAAAACAATACTCAGCGTTCATATATAATATGTAATATTTTATTTATTTGTTATTTTCAACAGGGGCAGCGGATTCTGGTGTGTATCCAGGCATATCTTTTTTATCATCTTCTTTTACTTGACCTTCACCAACTTTCTCCGAAATTTTATCTCCAACTTGATCGGAATATTTCATTAAATTAAGAGTATCCATTCTATTATCAAATGTGCTTGCACTACTTAATAAATTTTGATGAACATTTTCAGTTAATGCTTTTGTAGATGAATTATAAACTTTAATATTTGAATGATCAACTAAAGGTTTTCCCAAATCATTTAAATTTAAACCCATATTATCGGAATGATCAGTTAAACCAACAACTTTATATGTTCCTTTATCTTCAGAAATAGCAGGTTTTAATTCATATTTAACGGGTGATTGTTCAACATCAAATGTATTGTCATAATTATTGTCAGAACCCGATACATTTTTATCTTTGTTATTTGTAGACACAACATCTTTTACACCTTGTTCAACTTCTTTACCAACCTTTTCAACATCTTTTACAACTGTATCTACAACTCCTGAATGTTCCGAATATTCAAAATTATTAGAAAAAGTCGAATACAATAAAAATACAACCGTTAAAATTAAAAACACATCAACCATATCAATTTTTTTTAAACACTCACTTAAATTCATTATAATATATATATATAATATAAAAAAATATATATTAAAATAATTTTATTATAATTTGAAATAAATATTTAAAAAAAAAAATAAATATATATAAAAAGTTTTATTTAAAAAGTATAAAAATGGAAGCTGAAAAAATATTTGTTCCACCTGATTTTTATTGTCCAATTTCAGGTGATTTAATGATAGATCCAGTATCAGAACCATCGGGACAAACTTATGAAAAAAGTCAAATTTATGAATGGCTAGACCAAAAACAAACCTCTCCCATGACAAATTTACCACTTGAAAAATCAGATTTAAAAGAAAATTCTGCAATAAAAAGAGCAATTGATAGTATTAGAAGTAAATTACAAGAAGATCAATTTAAAATAGATTCGAAATTAACTGAAATTGTTTGTGAAAAATTTGTAAATAGTTTAACACAAATAAATTTAAAATCATTTTATAAAGACAATAATTTATTGGTAAATATTCAAATGCCTGAAGTAGAAGTTCGTCCACCGGTTGATATTGTATTATGTATTGATGTATCCGGTTCTATGGGAGAAGAAGCAACATTAAAGGGTTCTTCTGGTGAAACAATTCATAATGGGATTTCAGTATTGTCTTTAACAATTACAGCTGCCAAAACTGTTTTAACTACACTACACGAAGAAGATAATGCATCTATTGTTATTTATACAGATAAAGCAACTATACTCGCATCAAATGTTTCTTGTACACCAGAAAATGTAGAATTATTATTTACTCAATTAGATAGTTTAAAACCACAAAATACTACAAATATTTGGGATGGATTACATAAATCTTTGGAAATTCTTAGAACAACATCACCAATACAAAAATTGAAAGCAGTATTCTTGCTTACAGATGGTATTCCGAATGTTGTTCCATCTAGAGGACATGAATATATGGTAGAAAGATATTTTACACAACATAATTTTAAATGTATGATTAATTGTTATGGTTTTGGTTATAATTTAGAATCTGATTTATTAAATAATATATCAAACATTTCTGGTGGAGATGGATTTTCATTTATTCCTGATAGTTCACTTTTGGGAAATATATTTATTCATGGAATTAGTAATTTATTTACAACTGCTACTTATAATCCGACATTATATATTAAATTAAAAAATGGTGTTAAATTTATAGATAGCTCTAATGAAACTACACTTAATATTAATAGTTTAAAGTATGGTCAAGATAAAAATTTACAATTTTCAATCAATACAGATTTTGTAAATAGTGAAATAGATTATGAACACATTGCAGAAATTACATTGGTATTAAATGAACATCAAATAAAAACAGATACAAATATTTATCCAGTTGGTGAAGATATAAATTATTATTTAAAAGAAGTTTATAGACAAAAAACTATTCATTGTATTAATCAATGCATTCAACTTCAAAAATTCAATGAATATGATAAAGTATATGGTTTAATTAATCCATTAATTCAAGAAATGAAATCTAGACTGGATTTACTTGCCAATAAATTTATTCAAGATATGGTTATAGATTTAGAAGGTCAAATCAAAGAAGCATTAAATATGACAGAACAAGGTAAAAGAGAAAATTGGTATGACAAATGGGGGAAGCATTATTTACTATCTCTTGTTGGAGCAATTAACAATGAATTATGTAATAATTTCAAAGACAAAACTGTATCTAATTTTGGTGGAGAATTATTTAATAATCAAAGAGATATAATATCTGATATATTTGATGAAATGCCCCCACCTAGAAAAGATATAAAATATACTGATTCTCGTTCACGATCGTCTAGACATGTTGTTAGTCAAGGACCAGTATCTATGTCAACATATAATTCACCAAGTGGGCCATGCTGTATTCATTCAAGTAAAATTAAAATGCATGATGATTCATATAAATTGGTTCAAGATTTAATTAAAGGTGATTTAGTTAAAACATATGATGAAAATAATAATCAGATATCTGGGCAAATTGAATGTATTATTAGAACAACATGCAATGAAAATACATGGGTTGTAAATATTGATGATTTAAATATAACTCCATATCATCCAATTATTATAAACAAACAATGGTGTTTTCCAATTGAATATGGATCTTTAAAAAGTGTAAATACACCTTATTTATATTCATTTGTAATTAATAACAGAAATTCTGTTATGATTGATAATTATATATTTGCAACATTTGGACATAATTTTAAAGGAAATGTAATTGAACATGAATATTTTGGTACAGAAAAAGTAATCAAAGATATTGAAAACATGGGATATGAAACTGGATTAATATGTTTAACAAAATACATGATAAAAAGAGATAAAATTACAAATAAAATTTGTAAAATAGAAAATAAAGAATTATTTAGTTGTATTT